GCATGCCATCTATTGGTTCAGGGCCTCGGCCCGCCTGCCCAAAAGCTTCGCCTTCTATGAGGACTTCGCTCGGGTGGCGCGCGCCGGGATCGTGCGCCGATTCCCTGGCACCCTGCAGCGTGCCTTCTCTGCCTCACGGTAGCGTGGCAATCAAGCAACATCTTGGGTCCTTTCCCCCCTCCGGCCTACCCCCGCGGGTCACGCCGCCCGCGAGGGGGGGGTAGAGATAGGAAAAATCGGGGCCTTGATTCCGATTCCACATGGCAACCCAAGCTGAGGTCGCAAAGCAGCTCGGGATCAGCGACCGGTGGCTGCGACAGAAGATTGAGGACGGCGCAATCACGCCGGCCAAGCGCGGCGAGTTCGACCTCGCCATCGTGGCGCGTGAGTACATCGCTTACCTGGCGGCCGAGAACGCCCGGATGAAGGCGGAAGTCGCCAGCAAGTGGGCAGAACTCGACGCGGCCGGCGAGACGACCCACGACAAGGCCGCGCACGAGGCGCGGCGTATGAAGGCGCTGGCCGACCAAGCCGAAATGAAAGCAGCGCTGATGCGCAGCGAACTCGTGCCGGCCGACGAGGTCGCCGATGCGCTGAACGCCGCCGTACAAACGATGAAGGCGCGGTTGCGCGGACTGCCGACCAAGCTCGCAGGCCGACTCGGCGTGCGCGATCCGGCCGTGGCCGAGAAACAGATGCGAGACGCTATCGACGATGCCCTCGCCGAACTCGCCCGTGTCAATGTCAAGGGGGAGGAACCCGAGACTGCGGCGGCAGCCTGAGATCGATCTGACGGGCCGCCATCCTGCTCTGGCGCGAATTGTCCGCGATGCGATCGGCCTGTGTGCGCCCCCGCCGGGCATGACTGTCAGCGAGTGGGCGGATCAGCATCGCCGGCTATCGCCGGAGGTATCGTCTGAGCCCGGTCAGTGGTCCACGTCTCGCGTGCCGTACATGCGCGAGATCATGGACGTCTTCAACGATCCGCGCGTGCGCGAGATCGCGGTCATGAAGGGCACACAGCTCGCCTACACCGAGAGCCTTCTTAACGTCCTCGGCTACTGCATGGACGTCGAGCCGTGTCCGATTCTGTGGCTCTTGCCGGACCAGAAAGCAGTCGACGAAATCTCGAAGAACCGGTTGTCGCCGATGTTGCGCGACACGCCGCGGCTCGCGAACAAGGTCAAGCCGCCGCGCTCGCGCGACAGCGGCAACACCATCGCGGGCAAGATTTTCCCTGGCGGTCGTCTGGCGATCGTTGGTTCGCATGCGCCCTCTGACCTGGCGTCGCGACCGATCCGGGTCGTGATTGAAGACGAGTGCGATCGGTTTGCGCAGTCGGCCGGTGCCGAGGGTGATCCGAGCGCGTTGGCCTCGAAGCGGCAGGCGTGGTTCTGGAATGCCAAGACGATCAAGGGCAGCTCGCCGACCGTGAAAGGCCGATCGAAGATCACGGCCGCCTACGAGGCCAGCGACAAGCGTCAGTGCTACGTCCCCTGTCCGACGTGCGGCACGCACCAAACGCTGCGCTGGGAACAGGTCAAGTGGGACAAGATCAAGGATGACCGCGGCCGGACGGTCGAGCATCGACCAGATACGGCGCACTATCAGTGCGAAGCCTGCGGCGTGCTGTGGGACGACGCTGACCGCTGGGCGGCCATCCAGCACTGTGAGTGGCGGCCGACGGCACCGTTCCGAGGCATCGCCGGGTTCTTCTTGCCGCAGTTCTATTCGACGGTGGTCAAACTGTCGTCGATGGTGACGGAGTTCCTGACCGCCCATGGCCGCCTGCCGGGGACCGCTCCGGACGTCACGAAGCAGATCGCATTCGTCAACACGGTCCTCGCCGAGACGTGGGAGGAAAAGGGCGAGAGCGTCGATGGCGCTGCGCTGTTGCAACGCGGCGAGCCGTACGGTCCGCAGGATCTGCCTGATGGCGTGATGTTCGCAACGGCGGGCGTCGACGTCCAGAAGAACCGGCTTGAGATGCAGGTCGTGGGATGGGGGATCGGCGAGGAAAGTTGGACTGCTGACTACGTGACGATCTATGGCGACCCGGCCCAGCCGCAGGTGTGGGATGATCTCGATCGGGAGCTGCGCGGTAGCTATCTGACGCGAGGTGGACGGCCGGTGCGCATCTTCGCGGCGTGCATCGATACCGGCGGCGCTCACGGCCACCAAGTGCACGAGTTCTGCCGGCCACGGTTCGCGCGCCGGATCTTCGCGATCAAAGGCGACGACGGGCTGCGGCCCATCTTCCCGAAGCGGCCGAGCCGTACGAAAACGGGCCAGATGGTCTACATCGTCGGCGCCGACGTCGCGAAAGACACGATCGCCAACCGGCTGCGCATCCGCCCTCGTGACGGCGACGACGATCGGCCGACTCCGGGGATGATCCACTTCCCCGTGGCGACGCCGGACAAATTCGGTGCGGAATACTTCGCCCAGCTCACCGCCGAGCAGTCCGTGACGCGCTATCGCGACGGGCGCGCCTATCGACGGTGGGTGCCGATCCGAGATGGTGCGGCGAACGAAGCGCTCGATACGATGGTCTACGCGCTCGCTGCGCGTCAGGCCGTCCCGATCCGGCTCGACCGGGCGGCGACGGCGATGTCGCTGCCGCCCGCCGATGCCGCTGACGACCAGCCGACACCTGCCCCGACACCGGCGGCGGTGCCGGCTGTTGCTGCCCTGACGACTCGCACCGCAGCACGGCCGACGTCGGCCGTCGCCATGTCCAGAATGCAGCGACTGGCTGCCCTGCAGAGGAGGTGACGCATGCCGACCGACCGTTGCAGCACCGACCTCGCAGAACTCTATGATGCCATCATGGCGCGCCTCAAAGGCAAGGCGATCAACTCGGCTGGCGCCAAGGGCCGCAGCGTCGGCTACGCTGAAACCAAACTCGACGACATGATCGCCATGTATCGTCAGCTCTACAAGCAGTGCGGCGATGGGTCTGGCCTGCCACCGATCGAGAACCTCTTGGCCTCCAGTGGGCAGCGCGGCGTGCTGCGGGTGAGTTTCGGGCGATGACCGCACTCGTTCCCGCTCGTCCGGCCGTTTCTGCGGCTGCGGTCATGCGTACCAGCTACGCCGCGGCGGACACGCGCCACGGCGAGATCCGCTTCCACCGGCCGCAACTGCGCTCGGTCGATGCCGAGGTGCTGCGCGATGCGCCGATGGTGCGAGCGCGGGCACGCGACCTCGTGCGCAACAATCCGTACGCGACGCACGCACAGCGCATTTCGCGCATCGCCACCGTCGGCGCGCACATGAAGCTGCGCCTCAAACCGGATCACGAGTTCCTGGGCATCACGTTCGAGGAATCCGCCCGCTGGGCTCGAATGGCCGAGCGGGTCTGGAACATGTACGCCAACGGCGCACAGTTCTGGATCGACGCGACGCGGCGCGGCACGTTCACGGATCTGATGAACCAGATCCACGACCAGGACTTCACCGACGGCGAGGTGCTGGTGGTCTGCGAGTGGGCGGAGAACCGCCCCTGGAAAACCTGCTTCCACGTCGTCGACGTCGACCGTCTCTCAAACCCGAACGGCCAGCCCGACACGGAGATGTTCAAGGGCGGCGTCGAGCTCGATGCTCTTGGCGCGCCGATCGCCTATCACATCCGCAACGGCCATCCGGCAGCTTACGGGATCCAGAACCCGGCGGCGTCGCTGACGTGGTCGCGCGTGCGGCGCGAAACCGACTGGTATCGGCCGATCGCGATGCACTCATTCGAGCCGGGACGGCCGGGGCAGACGCGCGGCATGAGCGGCTTCGCGTCGGCCGTCGTGGCGCTGAAAATGGGCCAGGAGTACGCCGAAATGGAACTGGCGACGGCAACCGCGCAGGCGTCGATCGCTGCGGTGTTGACGTCGGCGGCCAATCTGCAAGACGCTGGCAACGCGCTCGGCGATGCAAACCGCATCGATCCGGAGACGGGAGAGGAAATCGCGGCTGCACAGGCACAGTTTGAGCAGGCGATCGAATACTACAACGAACTCGACGTGCGGTTCAACGGCGTCAAGGTGCCGAAACTCGCCCCGGGTGACAAGCTCGACATCGTCGGCTCGAAACATCCGACCTCGGCCTATGCGTCGTTCGTGAAAAACCAGTTGTTCGGCGTGGCCGCTGGCCTCGGCGTCGATCCGATCGCGCTGACGCAGGACTACTCGACCGCGAACTACGCCAGCAACAAAATGTCGTCCGCGAACAACGGCCGC